CCCGACCTGCTCTCGCAGCTTCCCATTGTGCGGAATGGGCCACCGGGCACATTTGTCGTGTTTCCGAGTGGTCTACGCGTGTCGCTGCCGACCGATCAAATTGTGTTTGCCGATGACGCGGGTGGCCGTGCGCGCGTCGGCTTTGGCGGAATGCGCTTTGCTGGACTCGAAGAGGGCCGTCTTATGTTCTTCCGTGTACGCGAGCTGCATCCAGAGGAGCAGCTGTCTCCCGCACGCAGCCACACGATGATGTTCGCGCCGCACTGGGTCGTCTCGATTCTCGTCGACGGGCGCCTTGTCTGGCCCACCTGATGATCGGCACCTGACGGATCGCCTTCCACAGACGCTGCGACCGCTCACGAGGCGCTGGATTCCGCGTCAGGAGCGTGGACGGCGGCGCGCGTGCGGCTGTGTCGGCAGCTCTGACTGCGACTCGGATCGCTGCGTCTCCGGCGATGAGGGCATTTGGCCACCCTGAGATTGTTGGTAGTCCTTGACGATCGCCCGCGTTAGGATGCTTCCCACCTCAGCGAGGAGCTCGGGCGTGACGGGCTTTAGGGGGATGGTCACATTCACGGGAATCCCCGTCGTGGACAGCACCTGTGTATGGATCACACGGGCTCCGGACGGCTCCTCAACCGTTGTCGTAGTGGACTGCCAAGGCTTCCACACTGGCGGTTGACCGTCTCCGCCATTCGTCACGCTGAACGCACCGGAGCGCAACAGCGCGTGACGAACCGTTTTCGTGATTTTGGACAGGCCGCCGGTTCCCAGACCGTCCTGCAGGAGCGACTGAGCGATAGCTTCCGCACTCTGAGCTCGTTCGTCCGCCATCATCACGCGTGCCCGTTCAAGGATCATGGCGTCGCGTTCGGGCACGATCGTGGCCGGTGCCGGTGCTTCGCGTTTCGGCATTGGTGGGACGAACTCGCGCTCGGGTACGATTTGCGCAAACCAGCGAAGCCCTCCCGCACTCGAAAAGACCGCGTTGAACAGGCCTTGCTTCGCACCCTCGATCACCGCGCCCCATTGCGCGGGCGAATACTCCTGCCCCGAGTCACGCCAGCCGCACCGTGTGACGTAGGCTCTGAACATCGTACGCTCCTCGGCTGACTCAGCGCACACGGCGACGTTAAGTTCGGGATGAGGCTTTCGTCGTGCCACGGACGTCTCCTTTCGTCGTCGAACGTCGATCAATCCATCGGGCCACGGCGTTCCCGTTGGCGCCGTTCGTCCTCTGCTCACCAGATACACTTTCCAGCCATACAGCCGCCGGGTTCAGGCTTCAGCCACCGTACCAGCAGCTGCGTGAAGGCATCCACATCGTCGTCGTGCGCACCGTGGGGAAACACAATCAGCTGGTGCACGAAGTCTTCGACCCAGGCCCGCTCTCGGATGAGCGTGCCATGGGGCCGCGGATTCGGGAGATAGACGTTTCCCGCCTCGACAAGCGGCGACACCGCTTGCGCCCGCGTGAGCTTACCGCCCTCAGGCTGAACGGCGACCATGCCGGGGATTTGATGTGCGAGGGCGCTGATGATCGCGGGGCCGTTCGCCGTATCCTCGATCAACTTCCTCGTGGCGTTCGGATACTTGAGTGTGACCTTTTCGACCTGCCGGCACGTTTCGCTAAACGACCATTGTCCTTTCACGCGGTCGATGAGATAGACATCGGCGCCGCGCCGCCCGGCCACGAGGCCGACCACATAGTCGCTGGTCGCCTTGTCCTTGAACGCCATGTCCCACGACTGCGTGAGCCGGCTCAGGGGAGGCAGTTCGTCATAGTACTGAAACCACTCGGGCTGGAAGATCACACCGCCCGCGGGCGCGGGCCGCTGTTGGTATTGCCCCGCGTACGCGGCCGAGCCGAGCATCTGCTTCGCCGTCTTGAGCTCGGGGTGGCCCTCACGCGCGGGCCACAGCAGATCGCCGGTTTCGCGAACCTGGATCCGCCCCGACCTCGGAAACACGATCTCCGTGCGCGTCTCGGCTTCGGCCGGCAGACAGATATGGGTGAATCCGAGATCCTGACAGAACGCCGACAGATCGCGCTCATGGAGCCGCTGCATCACGACGACGATCGCCCCGGTCTTCTTGTCGTCGAGCCGAGTCGACAGGGTTTGGCGGAAATAGGTCAACGCCGTGTCGCGTTGGGCGTCGCTCTCCGCCTGCTGCGGGTTGTGCAGATCGTCGACGATGATCCGATCGCCGCCCTTGCCGGTAATGGAACCGCCCGTGGAGGTGGCGATCATGACACCGCGCTTCGTGTTCTGGAACTCGCCCTTGACGTTCTGATCGGCCGCGAGCTGCACCTGATCACCCCACCGCGACTGGAACCACGTCGATTGCAAGACGGTCCGACGATCCACGGAATGCTTCGTCGCCAGCGCGTCGGCGTAGCTGGCGAAGATCCATCGGCCGCCCGGCCGCCGGATCCATTCCCACGTCGGCCAGAGGACCGACACGAGCAGGGACTTCATGGACCGCGGCGGGACATTGATCAGCAGCGTCTTGATCTCGCCGGCCGTGACGGCCTCGATAGACTCGACCAGGAGGTCGATGTGCCAGTTGGGGACAAACGGCGTATTCGGTTCGAGAATCGGCCAGGCTTGCTCAACGTACGCGCGGAGCGAGCGCTCCGCGCGCAACTTGAGCAGCGCGTCCTGGATCTTGACGTGTTCGATAAGCAGTTCACTGGTGGTTGGCATCGGGCGGCTCCGGCCGTGTGATGGTTGAAGGATCAGAACGTGTCCGATCTGTGGTCGTTCGTTCATCGGACGGGCCTAACAGGCGCGCCTGCCGATCCAGCTCCGCGCGGAGGTCGTCTTCGGTCATGCCGTCGTAAGGGTTCCGCGACGCGCGGACGTCGACCTTGCGCGGAGCGTCGAGTCCCCAGATTTTGCGATGATCGCCCAGGGCCTTTCGCGCCTCGTCGAGATAGCGCGGATCGCCGTGCTGATTTTCGACGACGACCTCGGCGACGATGGCGCCGGCGCCGCCGGCGCCGCCCTGCGCCTTGCGTTGACGCCGCCGGGTGCTGTCGGCCTTGCTCTGCTCCCACGCCCGCATCGCTTCCGCGAACAGGTGCTCGAGACGGAGCGTATGCCGCGCCTTCTGCCGCTCGACGGTCTCGGCCAACTCCTGCAGGATGCGCGTCTCGATGCGTTTGAGGATCTTGGAAACCGCCGCTTGACTGATGCCGAGGTCCGCCGCAATCTGATACTGCGACCAGCCGAGGACGGCGAGTTCCATGGCGCGCAGCTCGCGCGTCCGAACCCGCGTCCGCGGTTCATGTCCGCCTTGCCCACCCCGGCCCCGACGATGCGTCTTGCTCATCGCCCGGCCCTCGCTTTCGCGCGCGTCACACGGTGGCGAACAGCGTTCAGGCCGGTAAACGCTTCCCAGCGCGTGACCGCCGCCTGCACGTACTTCGGATCGATTTCCAGGGCGTAGCACGCCCGCCCGAGTTTTTCGGCCGCGATGATCGCCGTGCCGCTGCCGCAGAACGGGTCGTACACAACGTCGCCTGCGCCGGTGTGATTGAGGATCGGCATCTCGAACAAGCGGACCGGTTTCTGCGTGCCGTGGCCGGTGACGGCGTTGTCGTCGGCACGTGAGCCGCCCATCGGATTGAGATTCGGCACCTCCCAGACGGTCGTCTGGCGTCTGTCACCCCTCCAGTGACCCTTGCCGCGGACCGCATACCAGGCGGGCTCATGGCCCCAGTGATAGTCGCCACGGCTCAGTGCGAAATGCTGCTTGACCCAGATGATCTGGCTACGGATCTTGAAGCCCGCCGCCTCGAGATCGGCCGCGACGGACGGAGCTTTGAGCGCGGCGTGCCACACGTACGCGATCGCGCCAGGAAACAGCTGCCATGCCGCCGTCCATTCGGCGCGATCGTCGTTCATCACACGGCCAACGGCCGTGCGCTGCGTCGGATTGACGCGATGCCGCCAGGCGGGATCGTACGAGACGCCGTACGGCGGATCCGTCGTCATGAGCTCGGGATTCGCGCCATCAAGCAGCCGCGTAACGTCACCGGCCGACGTCGCGTCTCCGCAGAGCAGCCGATGACGGCCGAGGATGAACAGCTCGCCACGAACGATGTCGGTCGGACCTGGCTCGACGACCGCGTTCTCGTCGGTCAGGCCCGCCGCCGGCTCGGCACACAGCTCCGCGAACTCGGTGTCGGTCCAAAACGCCGATAGATCGAGCCCCTCGGCATGCAGCTGCTTCAGCATCTCGACATCCCATTCGAGGTCGAGCTCGCCGACGCGGTTGTCTGCGATGGCGAGGGCTTTCGCACGGGGATCGGTGGCGAGATCGAGATCGTCGCGCTGGACCGCGATCAGGTACGTGCCGTCGGTCTTCACGACGCGGAGCGGAAGGTTGAGACGCTTGGCGTGTTCAACGGTTTTGTTGCCGGCGATGATACGGCCGTGTCGATCAGGACCGCGCGGCCGGCGCCGTACTCACGAAGCGATCGCTCGAGGGCGGCGCGGCCGCGATCGGTTCCGCGGTTCGCGTTCTGGGGATCAGTGATGAGATCTCTGAGGTGCCGAAGCACTCGGCGGACTGGGTGAGGGCGGCGTGTCGAACGGATTTTTGTGGATGCCATACGTCCACTATGGAGTGGGACGTAGGTGCGCCGAAGGAGTTGGAGGTGCCGTCTTAGGAGGGGCTTACGCGATCACGAGCTCGCGGCGAAACCACCGCAATTGGCGGAGGATCGCGCTGCGCGTGGCAGCCACATGGCGGGCCGTGGGGCCCGCGGCCTCAATCGCTAACTGTTTCAAGGATGTGCCAGCGCCCTGTCGGTAGTACCACTCGATGATGCGGGCCACGTCATCGTCATCATATTTGGTGCGGCTCGGACGCGGCGACGCCCCTCGCCGCGGACGCCGTGCGGCCGGCGCATGCAGGCCCGTGATCAGATCCTGCACGGCCCTCAACACGCTTTGCAGCGGCGTGTCGAGATTCAGGGACACCGTGAGATACACACCGCCCCGCCGAGCGGGCGAGGGACCCTCGTCTGGAATCGCGTAGCTCGGAGGCTGCAGATACGCCGGCAGCGGTTCGCTGCTCTCAAGATCGCTGGCGACGATGGTCACAGCTCTACGGTCGTCGAGCCAGTGATCGAGATATTGAGGATGGACCACCTTCCGACGCTGGTCGGGCGTCATCTCGATGTACAGCGCGTGCGCGTGCTGGACGGCCCGCTCGAGGGCGGGTGTTGCGAAGTAGCGGGGCCCAAGACTGTGGTCGGCCTGCTGACTGCGGTTTTGTTGCCGAATCAGGTCAGCCTGCTGTTGTTGGGACATCCGCCGCCATTCCGCATTCGAGAGGGAGTAAAGGTCGAACTGTCGGTGTCCCAAGGCCTCCATCACGGCCCCCAGTCCATCGATGTCGCTTCGAATCGGGCGCCGATTGGCGGGC